TTACTTGAAGAGTTAAGAAATAGATCTGGAAGAAATGCATTGACAAATCTCTCTATACTTGTAAATGCTCAATCACTGATCGATATGGCAAAACTTCGTCTCTGTAATATGGCTTCTCTAGAAACAATAAAAGTATTCTCTGCCATTAAAGAAAAGATCAACGAGATTGATCCAGAACTAGCTTCAATGATGGTTCGTAAGTGTGTCTATCGAAATGGACTATGTGGAGAGCCCAAATGTTGCGGCTTCCAAGTTTCTCCTACATTCAAAAAGGAACAAGAAAATTATATCAAACATTTTACACTTAAACAAAAAGGATTACATGCCAACTAAAACTATTACAAAACGTGATGGACGTATTGTCCCATTTGACCCATTTTGTATCTCTAGTGCCATCTCTAGTGCTGTGAAAGCAACTTCAGGAAAATTTGATTTACCTGAAATAAAAATAACCGAAAGGGTAACAGATAAAGTTATTAGACAAATAACTGAAAGTTCATCTGTAGAAGATATTCAAGATTTAATCATCAAAACTCTCCGAGAAGATAGTTTCGATGATATAGCTAAGTGTTTTGAAGATTATAGGAATGAGAGAAATAAAGCTAGAGAACTAGCACTGCTTGCAAAGAAGAATCAATTTATCTATGAGTACTCAAATGCCGAAAATGCAGCTACTGGTAGTGTTTATGATTCAAATGCTAATGTGGCAGCTAAAAATATTGCAACTTTAAACGCAGAAATCCCCAAACAAGATGCCATCAAACTAAACAGGTATCGTGTTGTTAAAATGCTTCATAAACTATATGGAGATCAAGCTCCGGATTATGAAAAAGATTTAAACTCACATATTATATATAAGAATGATGAAAATTCTTTTTCTTTTGGAACTGTCCCCTATTGTGTTGCTATTAATTGTTATCCATTTATGCAAAACGGCCTGAAGGATCTAGGGGGATTATCAGCGGCACCTAAAAACTTAGATTCATTCTGCGGAATGTTTGTAAATTTGATATTTGCTGTATCCTCTCAGTTCGCAGGCGCTGTAGCTGTTGCTTCTTTCTTTAATATGTTCGATTATTTTGCACGCAAAGAATGGGGAGATGACTACTACTTATTTACTGAAAATAGAATTGCTCGACTGAAACAACATGAAGGAGAAGAATATGGAGTAAGTGTAAACAAGCAGATTGAACAATATTTTCAGCAAATAGTCTACTCGATTAATCAACCTGCTGGAAATAGATCGTTTCAAAGTCCATTTACTAACATATCTTACTTTGACAAAAATTACTGGCATGGAATGTTCGGTCACTTCTATTATCCAGACGGAACACAACCTCAATGGGAATCTATTAATTGGCTACAAAAGAAATTCATGCAGTGGTTCAATCATGAAAGAACTAAATGTGTTTTAACTTTCCCTGTTGAAACAGTTGCATTACTTTCTGATGGTAAGAATAAAATTCTTGATGAAGAATGGGCTGAGTTTGTAGCTAAAATGTATTCTGAAGGCCATTCATTCTTTACATATATTAGTGATAATGTAGATAGCTTATCAAGCTGTTGCCGTTTACGTAATGAATTATCAGACAACACTTTTAGCTTTACAAATGGACTAACTGGAGAGTCCACAGGTAGCAAATCAGTTATTACCCTGAATATCAATAGAATAGTCCAAGACTGGACTAAAACAAATGTAAAAATGACTTTTCCAACAGAATTTCCAACTTATTTGGAGACAATACTGGATCGTGTCTATAAATATCATACAGCCTACAATGAACTATTGAAAGAATTGTATGACGCAAATATGTTACCGGTATATAAAGCAGGGTTTATCTCAATGAAGCAACAGTATCTTACAATTGGAATCAACGGTATTAATGAAGCAGCAGAATACATGGGGATTGATGTTAGCGATAATAAATCCTATGAAGGATTCACAAATACGATTTTAAAAACTATATCAAGAGAGAATAGTAGTCATAAAACAGACGAACTATTATTCAACACAGAATTTGTTCCAGGAGAGTCTTTAGGCGTAAAGAATGCAAACTGGGATAAGGAAGATGGTTATTTTTCACCTCGTGACTGTTATAATTCTTACTTCTTTCTTCCAGAATCGGACACAAACATTATTGAAAAGTTCAAACTTCATGGAAGAAGATATGTAAGCAATCTTGATGGAGGATCAGCTCTTCATTGTAATCTAGCAGAACATCTAACTAGAAATCAATATTCAAAGCTTCTTCAGATTGCAGTTAAGGAAGGCACAAACTACTTTACATTCAATGTTAAAAATACGGTTTGCAGAGAATGTGGACATATTTCGAAACATACATTAGATAAGTGCCCAAAATGCGGAAGTGAAAATATTGATTACGCGACGCGAATAATTGGCTATTTACGTCTTATATCTAACTTCTCTAAACCTCGTCAAGAAGAAGCTTCAAAACGATATTATGGAAATATGAACAGTGATGCTTAAATATGTCAATACAGATGTAACTTTTCAAGAATTCCCAGATGAAGTTGCACTGTGTATAAATATCTCCAATTGCCCTTGTCATTGTCCAGGCTGTCATTCTAGTTATTTAGTTAAAGACATTGGAGAATTATTAACAAAAGATACCATAGATGAATTTATGGATAAATATCACGAAGAGATTACACTTATAGGGTTTATGGGTGGTGATGATGCCCCTTTTGAAGTTTCATATTTTGCTCAATACATAAAAGAACGTTATAATATTAAAGTTGGATGGTATTCGGGAAAACAGGTGTTCCCTAATAAATCAGATAAAACTTTTCCTTTCCAGTATTTTGATTATATCAAACTTGGACCATACATTGAAGCTTTAGGAGGACTTAAATCAAAAAACACTAATCAAAGAATGTTTAGTATTAAAGATGGAGTTCTAATTGATATAACATATAGATTCAGAAATAAAATACTATAACATTGATATACAGTAGTATAATTATTTTTATCTAATTTATTTGCATATTTAATTTATTGTATTTACATTTGCATCGTAATAAGAAAACAAAGTATATGAAGTAGTGTCAATTCTAAAAAAAGGGTTGGTCCATATTAGAGGTAAGCGACCAGATCTAGCAGAGTTACAAAGAGAAATTCGAAGATTACCAGATGGTGAATATTCATTTTTTATCTGCGACAAGAAGCCCAACAAAACCCTCCCTCGCATGAAATACCTTTACGCGGTAGTTTTAAAAACCATATCAGACGAATTACCGGACCATCCTAAAGTAGAGGTTTTATACAGAAAGTTCGAAAAAATGTTCGCACCCACCCGAACAACAAGACTCTTCAAAAACGAATTTTCATACCAAGATTTAAAAAATTGTACATCAACAGAATTAGATGAAGTAATTCAAAAAATTATTTGGTTTGCTTCAGAAAATTTGAGTATTAAAGTCATGGAAAGATTGGATTTTAGACCATCTGAAGTAACTGAAGCTTATGTTGGTGCATATAATGAACAGTGGGAAGACTATAACAGAAATATTTAATTATCAAGCAATTTATTATGTCAGAAGTAAACGAAAAAGACCTGGAATTACAAGAAAAATCATTACAAGACTTATTTTCAGATAGCCAAGAATCATTAGAAGAAGCACAAGCAAGAAAAGCGAAGGAAGAAGTATCTTTTGTAAAAGCTAAATACTTTGTCATGGACTCATTAGGTTCATATAATATTCGTATTTTACCTTTGCCACCTAAATCAGATCGTAGAGGGTATGAATATCCAGTTCGCCAAATGCTATTGAAGATCAATAATCCGGATCAAGAAGCCAAAAAGAAACAGATGTATATTAAGATATGTAAAGCGACTGATGCTGGTTACTCCGTGGATTTGATCGATACATATAAAAAATTGGCTTTAGATGCAGTAAAGGATGACGAAGATCTGGTAAAAAAAATCAAAGGAGGCACATTTGGAGGGGGACTTGCATACGGTTATAATCATGCAATGTATGTAATTAATCTGGACAAAGAAGCCGATGGAATGATGATATGGGAAGCATCAAATGGTCAGTTTAAAGATCTTGAAGATCAGAAAGAATCTGTTTGGAAAAAGATGATTACTAAATCAAAGAATGCAAAATTTCCTTGTCCTATTTCATCGTGGAATAAAGGTTTTCCTATTGAGATCACTAAGAAAAAAGAAAACAATAAAACCGAATACAAATTTATTGTTGATGTTGTTAGTGATTCATACGAACTGAGCGAAAAACAGCTTAAGGACTTAATGAGTGCTCCTACTCTTCCAGAAATCATCTACCGATACACAAAGTATCACATGGACGCAACAATCGAGTTTCTTAAGCAATATGATGAGACAAGTGATCTAAACATTATGGAACATGAAGATATGCTAAATGCTATCGAAATTCTGAAAGGCGAATTACCGGCAGATGACACTTCTTCTTTCTCTTTCAAATCGGGTGATGATGACAAATCAGATGAAGCAAATGATGAAGACATAACATTTGATAAACTGGCTGCCATCTATGACGATCTTCAGGACAAAAAACTTGGAGACAAAACAGAAGAAGGACAGAACTTAAGATCGTTGATTTCAGAATATATTAAAAGTAAAAATCTATCTGTTGCTGTTAAACGTGGCAAATCAAATAGTGATCTCCTTGATGAAATTGAAGCAGAACTAGATACATTAGGTGGGGAACCTACATCTAAGAAAGCAACAACAACATCAGTTAAAAACAAGAAAGAGGTAGAAGAAACACCGGAAGAAAGTGTTTCTGATGATGCTCCTGAAGAAAAAAAGGAAGAAACAGAAGAAACAACAGCTGATCCAGCTCCAACAGAAGATGTTGCTCCTAGACGAAGAA